GGACGGTCTTGTCTCCCGAGTAAGACGACAAGTTTTATGTTATGTCAACTTACAAGGTTCAGCCCGTTTATGCGGAGTTGGTCTTCGGGTGGCTTGACCTGGCCACTTGCTGGGACTCCCAGATCACGCCACGTGATGTGGCACGCGTCGTGTCGTGGAACTTCCGCGGAGGCGAGATGGGCAATTACAACATGCAGTACCCGTCTGAATACATGCCGGCTGAATACCCTGACGGGCCACTTGCAGATCAACTGAACGAGCATGGTGAAGTTAGGCCCGCCCTCGCGTCAGTGCTGGGTAGGAGGCGGGCTGGTGGGGCTCGGACCATGAGGTCACGGTCAGACTGGGCCACGTCGTACTCACTGTGTGCTGAGGCGGTCCATGAGGTCCGCATGAGTATGGGGGAGATGTCCCCAGCAACCACGGGCTTGAGAGCTGCGTATCGGCTGGTGTCCTGGATCTGGGCTGACCTCGTGCCTGGGGAGACTCCCCGCTCATGGGCCTCATACTGCAGCTACATCAGGGAATCTGCGCTTGGGTCTGCTGCCGCAAGCCGGCTAGACGTGCCGTCAGCGGCCGACGCATGGGATCGGGCCCAAAGGGCACTATGCAAAACTAGAGTCGGCGGGCTGCTATCCGCGCTGGATGAGTTTGATCGAGCCATGAGGTACACGGGGTCATCCGCTGCCCGCCTAAGAGCCCGTGCCATCGGTAGGGAGATCCTGGCAGGGGCTGCCCCAGAACTCGACATCCTACCACGATATCGGGTTGGCTCAGCTGTCATGCGTGCAACGCACGGATGCCTGGTGGGCACACGCGGCACCGAGACACTTGCCCTCTCTAGATCGGATCTAGTCCGTGTTCATCAGATGCTGTCGGCGATTATGTCGGGGGTCTTCGCAACATGTGTGCAGTCTGCGTTGTCTCCAGGTAGTGAGTCCATGCGCGCTGCGCAGGCCGGGGCTGCCTATGAGGCACAGGTTGGCCGGATCCTGTGTGCAGTAGATTCGACCCCCCAGGGAGATGAGGTCCACGTGTGCAAGGGGTTTAAGCGTGCCTTCACGTACTGGCTGGGGGTACTGTCTGGCCCCCTGGGGCGCGCAGAGGCTCAGGCGCTGTGGGCGGAAACTCTGGACACACGCCATATCCCACGGGTGTTGCTTGAGGAGTGGGTCCGGGAGTGCCGGGGGTGGCCTGCCGGAACGAGCTTCAACATTGGTAAGGCATATAAGCTGTGTCCGGCTCCAGACGCATGTCCAGCCAGAACTCTGCTGGAACGCCACGAAATGGTGTGCAACCGAAACACGGCTGCGGACCCAGCAGTGCACGAGCTTGGCATCATCCTGCGTGATCAGATCTTGAGAGCATACATCCGTAAGCCGGGGGTTAGGCTGGGGCTCCGGGCAGGGACCGCCAAGCCGGCATGGTTTGACGACTACGAAGCTGGGAGAACTGACATGGTCCCCACCGCCGCAATCCACACCTTCCTCGAGTGGGAGGGCACAGCAGTTATGCCGGAACGTATGCCGGACGACCCTGCCGTCTGGAAGGACTCTGGGCTAGGCTGGGATACGCTTGAGCTGGCAATGGCCGACGAGAAGCCACGATTCTGGTCCAACATGATGACACGAATGATGGTAGACAACTCAGCACCTATGCCTGGCACTAGGCACATGGCCGCAACGCACCCCCATAAGATCGACACGAAGCCGGAGGGCTATAAGGACCCGGCCCGGGGGATCTATTCCGGGAACCTGTCTGACCGCCTGGATCAGTCCTGGATGGAGCAGGCAGTAGAGGAGATAGCCCACCATCACCCATCGTTCATGATTGGAGCAGACGTGGCAACACGTGAAGCGCGCATACGCGCAATTGTGGACCGAACGGTGGACCCGCGCTACCAGGACGTGTACTACAGCTTCGACATTGCCGGCTGGTCACCCCGGATGGACCCCAAGATCCAGCGTGTTAGCCATGCGGTGTGGGCCACGCTGTATGGAGAGCCTCTCTTCGAGTGGGCTCACAATATCAATGAGGCTGGCGTTGTGTACATGAACAAGGCTGGGTACGCTGGGTGGTTTAGGAACACGGGTGCCAACTTCGAGGGCTATAACGGGAAGGAAATGACGATGGTGCTCGTGGCCCTGATGGCTCGCGCGGTTGGTAAGTGGCGTGACACAGTGGTTGCATCTCACCTGGCCACGCCTAGAGAGGTTGCAAAGTGGGCTGCGGTGCTTCTGGCGTACATTGACGATGGTCTCGCCAAGATTACCCTGCCACGAGAACGCGCTGAGCGCTGTTCGAGCACTATAAGGCTGCCACAGTAGCTAGTTTTGCAGAGTGTGGGTTCACGATCGAGGTGTCCAAATGCTTCCCAAGTGATCGGTTCGCGATCTTTCTCAATGAGCCATACTTAGCTGG